AGTAGAGGTCCTAACGGACCCTCTATACTGACATCCCACTTAGACGCCAGAGCGGTTGTAGATTCACCTCAATTGTGTAAAGCCTTAGAAACAATGGCTACGTTAACACGTAACCAATGGATCATAGAGCGAATGCACTTTTGTGCGAACCTGACACCTCCTGGCGACTACGTGACTGGGCGTATCGCCTTGATTCCTCAAGGCGGCGCTAAGACACGAGTCATCGCTATTGGAGATTACTGGAGTCAAAATATCCTTCTTCCAATCCATGAGTTACTTATGGATTGTTTGAAGAGACTAGAGACAGATGGCACTTATGCCCAAGACGATGCCTTTGAACGAATTCAAAGGCTAGCCAAGGGAAAGCGCGTCTGGTCTATAGATCTTACCCGAGCCACGGACAGGTTTCCGGTCTTTTATCAAAGGTTATTACTAACCTTTTTACTAGGCGCGGATCCTGCCAAAGCCTGGGCAGATATAATGACTTCTCGTGATTTCCTCGCGCCCGATGGGACAAAAGTTCGCTGGGGAGCGGGTCAACCACTAGGATTATTATCCTCGTGGGCAGCCTTTTCCCTGACGAACCATGTCATCATAGAATGGATAGCTTCCGAATTGGGTTTAACCCGCTTCAGAGACTATGCCGTCTTAGGTGACGATGTCGCCATTTGGCACGATGAGGTGGCCACACGATATATGGAATTTCTCAAAGAAAACGGAGTTTCCGTTTCTGAGAGCAAAACCATAATAAGTACCTGCTACTCACAATTCGAATTCGCGAAGCGAATATCGAAGAATGGTGTAGAGTATACCGGTCTTACATACAATTTGATGAATTCTCATAGACTCTATGAGTACTATGAGTTCTATCGAATGTGTAATGCAAGAGGTTTACTAGCTCAGGGCATCGTGTACTTTCCCGGCCAGCTATCAGAAAATAGGCTGGCACTCCTGAAAGCTGCTATTTGGATGATCCACCCTGAGATTCTGGCGCCCAACTTAATGGGGTTACCGTCACACTCGGTTGGACACTTTCGAAACGCAATGGAGCACTTAGTGCGCCGTATGCGAGTCGAACTCCTAGAGCAGAAACAGGAAGCTGTAAACGCAATAGAGTATTCGAAAGAATACGTTATTGATATGTTTAAAGCTAGGGGCATAGAGGCTGATGAGGCCTTATTTGGGTCAGACGACGACGAAGATGAAAACGTTCATCCAGTTGTCACAAAGATCAACCAAGATTCCATGGCGCTATGGTTAGCGCTAGGTCAAATGGATGGTCTGAGTCTAGATCCATCGTTCCAGCTTCCGATCCAGTATCTACCATGCACTTGTCCGTCAGTCTACTTTGGCGATCAACATAAGTTGAAGGCCAAGTATATGACGACTTTGTGCATGAAAGCATGGTCGACTCTGACTACGGTTAGCAACCGTAATCGAAAGTGACTATACCTTTCAATCCTGTAAAGGGCGCCAGGCGGGTAAATCCTGGTGAGCGAATCATATCGCGTTGACATGACTTGTGACCGCTACAAAGGCGGTCACCC